TCCCGTTCGCACGAAACAGGCGGTTTTGCCAGTTTGCCGCGGCCAGTTTTCCACAGCTTTTCCACAGGTACCCTCGGGAAACCATTAGTACCGACAGGCACTTTTCCACAGGCTTTCCACAGCAAATTGACAGGCCGTTTCGGCGTTGTGGTAGCCTACTATCAGTTAAGCTTATGGGACTCCGAGGACCGCAACCGCGAATCGAAAACGCCAAGCCCGTCGAATTTATCCAAGAAGACATCACGCCCCCGCCCGGCCTCAACGCCAAAGAGCGTAAAGTATTTGAGCGACTGGTCGCCGAGAACCGCGCTGCTGGCGTTTCGATCCGCCAGATCGACTCGTCGCAGTACGCCGACCTCGCCACGGCGACAGTCCGCCGCGACTCAGCGGCAGACGACCGGCTTTGGCTTGCGATTACCCGGCAAATGGACGAGCTGCGCGGCCATCTACTCATGGGCCCACGCGCACGTTCGCGGGCGGGCCTCCGCGACGTGGCGAAAGCCCCCGTAAAGTCGAAGTTGTCGCAGGTACTGGAACTTGCCAAGCGCAAAGCCTGATATCTGGTTCGACCAGGACGCGGTGACCATGGCCGAGGCCGTCATCGAGTCGCTAACGCTCACGAAGTCAACCAAGAGCGGCGGCCCCGAGCCCTTCGTGCTCCTGCCGCACAGCCGCAAGCTGATAGCCAACCTGCTGGGCTGGAAACGCGCCGACGGCCGCCGCGTGTACCGGAAGGCATACTGCAGTATGGGGCGCAAGCAAGCGAAAACGCAGACGGTCGCCGCGCTGGTGATCGCCGAGTTTTTCCTGTCGCCGGAGCCAAACCAGGAAATCTACATGGCCGCGAAAGACCGCGACCAGGCCAGCATCTGCTTCGACGCCGTCGCCTCCATGATCCGCGGATCTGCCGAGCTATCAGAGCTTGTCCAAGTTACCGAAAGCCGGAAACTGATTCGCCACAAGGAATCCGGCTCGATTATCCGCGCACTGTCCTCAGACGGCGCGGGCAAGCACGGGTACAACCCGAGCCTGGTGGTATTCGACGAGTTGCACGCCTGGGGCCGCGCCGAAGAGGAGCTGTACGACGCCCTGACGACCGGCAGCAAGTCGCGCCGCAACCCGCTCTGGGTGACCATCACCACGGCTGGCTGCTCGCAGGAGTCCATCTGCTATCGCGAGTACAGCTACGCCAAGCGCGTCTTGGGCGGCGACGTCAAGGACGACAGCTACTTTCCGTTGATCTACGAAGTGCCCGCCGACGCCGATTGGACCGACCAAACGCTCTGGCCGCTGGCGCTGCCGTCGCTGGGCCACCTGCACGAACTGAGTGACTACGAGGAGGAGTTCCGGCAGGCCTTGGCCCGCCCGGAGCGCCAGAACACGTTTCGGCGCCTGTACCTGAACCAGTGGACCAGCGCCAACTCGCAGTGGATCCCGATTCGCGACTGGGACGCCTGCCGCGACGAGTTCCCGGACCTGACCGGCGTGCCGTGTTTCGGTGGCCTTGACCTCGCCAGCGTCCGCGACCTCACGGCCTTCGCCTTGTGCTGGCCGTACCAGGGCAAGGTCTATTATCGAGCATGGGGCTACATCCCCGAGCAGGCCGCGCGGGATAAATCGCTGTCTGACGGCGTGCGCTACGACCTCTGGGCCGACGACGGGCACGTGCGGCTGACGCCGGGGAACGTGGTCGATTGGCGGCACGTTGTCGCGCATATCACGGACCTGGCGCGAGTGTTTAATATCAGGGCCATTGCCTACGACCGATGGGGAGCCCGCGACACCGCACAGCAGTTGATGGACGCCGGGATCAAGGTGGTTGAGTTCGGCCAGGGCTACGGCAGTATGTCGCCGGCCAGCAAACGCTTCGAAACCTTGATCCACGAGCGCAACCTCGTGCACGACGGCAACCCACTGTTTCGCTGGTGCGTAGACTGCACCGAAGTTGCGACCGACCCGGCGGGCAATATCAAGCCGATTCACTCCGACCGACGGCGCGAAAGCAGCCGCAACGACCTCGTCATCGCGGCTGTCATGGCGACCGGCATCTGCGTCCAGGACGTGCGGGCGGAGCGCAGCGTGTACGAGGACATGACGCCGCTGACGATCAGTTGGTAGGTTTGGCCGACGCCCACCGCTTCGCCGCCGCCGCCTTGGCGATTGCCGAACGCCGTTCGGGGTCCATTTTACTGAACCCCTTGGCGACTTTTGCTTTGCCGCCCTTTTTGCCTAGGGCTGCGGCGGCGCTGAAAATCAATTTTGCACTCATTGGTGTTTCCCTGTTATGAACATCCCAGTGAACCGCTTACGCGGCCACTGGGATCAGTGCGACATTGCAATTTGAAGCGCTGGCCAAGCGATACAGTCTGCCTTCAAGCAGAACGACATCGCCAACAGAGAGCCTTAACGCCGCGTCAATTTTTGCCTGCCGATCAGCGTAATAGGTCGGATATGTTGCAGTGTCCACAAGGCAGCAAGCTTCCGGGATAGCCCAAGCGATCTCATGGCCCAGCTTGATTGCACGATTCAGCGCGGATTCAACGCTTGTTTGCGGAATCGGCGAATTCCATTTGGCGAGATCGGCATTATTTTTCGCCACTTGCGACTCGACGCTACCGAAGGTGAAAAGCGTGTTTTCTTTACGCACGCCAGAAATGATTGCCTGTTGTCCAGCGATCACGATGTTGATGATTTGTGTATCGTTCATACAACCATCATGCCACAATCGCTTATGGCATGCAATACCAATTTTCACTTTTTTTCGCGAACGCCCCAAAAAAACACCCGTATCACCGTTGACAAAATTCGTGCTACGCTGTTAGCACGACTCGAAAGTTTCGTGATACCGCATGAATGCCTTCGGCCGACTGATGGTAAAACTCGGAGCCACCCCGCCGCCAGATAGCGACTTCTGGTTTAAGCCGATCAACGGGTCGAAGTGGTTTGTCTCCACGGACTCGGCCATGCGTATCACCGCTGTGTGGGCCTGCGTGCGCGTGATCGCTGAGAGCATCGGCTCTTTGCCCTGTGGCGTGTTCCGGCGCACGGCTGACGGGCGGCAACTTGACCGGAATCACCCGCTGTACTACCTGCTGCACGACGCACCGAATGACGACATGAGCGCCTTCGAGTTCTGGGAGCTTGCCGCGAAGTGCCTCTGCCTCCACGGCAACTTCTACGCCCGCATCGTCACCAACATGCGCGGCGACGTCGTGCGCCTGGTGCCGCTCTCGCCAACCGGAATGCGCGTGGCGCGCGACCCGGAGACGGGCGTTCTCGTGTACACCTACAGCAACCAGATGTACACCGCGTCTGACATCCTGCACATCCCCGGCCTCGGCTATGACGGCGAAGACAACCTCACCGGCCATTCGCCTGTTTCGTACATGGCGCAGGCGCTGGGCATGACGCAGGACGCCGAAGGCTACGGGGCGAACTTCTTCCGCAACAACGCCACGCCACCTTCGTATCTCACGGTCCCGCAGGCGCTATCGAACGAAGCCCGCAACAACCTGCAGACGTGGCTCATGTCCAATTTCGGCGGCGTTCGCAACGCAGGCAAAATTGGCGTTCTGGAGCAGGGCGCGGAAATACGATCGGTCTCGATCAATCACCGGGATATGCAGTTCTTGGAGCTGAGGCAGTACCAGAAGGCCGATATCTGCTCCATCTTCCGCGTGCCGCCGCACATGATTCAGGATCTGACGCGCTCGACGAACAACAACATCGAGCATCAAGGCATCGACTTCGCGACCCACACGATCCGGCCATGGCTGGCACGTATCGAGAAGCGCATCAATATGCAGTTGTTCGGTCCGCGCGAGGCCGAGACCTACTACGCCGAGTTCAACATGGACGCGCTGCTACGCGGAGACGCGGCGAGCCGCGCGACGTTCTACAGCGCGATGCGGAACATCGGCGTCCTGAACGCGAACGAGATCCGCGCGAAGGAAAACCTGAATCCGTACGACGGCGGCGAAAAGTATCTGGTGCAGGGCGCGATGATACCGGTTGACCAAGCGGGGGTGAGGCAGTGATCGAAGACCTGAAATTTCAACTGGCCGGCCAGCTACTCGCGCCGATGCCGACGCCGGAGGACGACGACGAAGAGCCGAAGGCCGAAGGCCCGCGGCGCCGCGAGGTGTTGTTTTATTCAGGGGCCACGGTCGAGCGGTTCGACTTCTTCACGGGCGAAAGCTGGAAGCTGCGCTTCGACATGGACGGCGCCGACCTGTCCGCGCTGTCTGCTGGTGCGCCGGTTCTTGACGGCCACCAGATCGACGAAACCGAGTACGTGATCGGCGTGGTCGAGTCCGCCCGCCGCGCAGACGATGGGTTTCGAGCCGTGCTGAGGTTTTCAAATCGGGAAGACGTGAACGGTCTGTGGCAGGACATCCAGGACGGCATCCTTCGCAACGTAAGCATGGGCGTCCAGATCGGCGAGTTGGTGGTGGAGTCCCGGCCCGGCGCCGATGTGAAGCAGTACCTGGCCAAGAAGTGGAAGCCTTACGAAATCTCGGTCGTGCCCATCGGCGCGGACCCGAATGCCAAGATCTTATCGACGAGTTTGACGGCCGCGCCGAGCGCGGACCAGCAAAGAGCCGAGTACGAACTGGCGCTGCGGATGCGGCGCTGGCGGGTGCTGGGCAAATAGGGGGAACGAATGACGAAACGAGAGCTACTTGCTCAAGTGTCCGCGCTCGAAACCGAGTACAGCGCGGTTCTCGCCGCTTCCAGCGGTGCCGCCGATCCGGTGGCGCATCTGCAGGCGGTCGACAGCAAAGAATCCGAACTAAAGGCCGTGCGCGAGCAGTTGGCTGCGGTCGAGGCTCTTGAAGCCCGCGCCAAAGCAAATGTGACTCGGGAACCGGCCCGCGTGACGAGCGACAACGAAGCGGCCCGCCCGTTCGAGTCCGTTGGCGAGCAGCTGGCGGCTATTGCGTACGCGCAGAGCCCGCGCGGAGCCTTCCAGGGGCTCGGCGGTCAGATCGATAAGCGACTGTTTGGGCAGAACCTGACGGCCTCGGGCGCGTCGGCTGCGGTCCCCGCTGACGGTGGCTTCGCCATCGGCACCGAGTTCTCGACGGCGCTCCTGCTTAAAGCCCGCGAAACGGCGCGGATCTTCCCGCTCTGCACCAATATCCCGATCGGCGAAGGCAGCGACTCGCTTGAGCTGCCGTACATCGACGAGACGAGCCGCGCCAACGGATCTCGCTGGGGTGGCGTGCAGGCCTACTGGACGGGCGAAGCTGACGCGCCGACCGCCACCAAACCGAAGCTGTCTCGCCACGAGATTCGGCTCGAAAGCCTGAAGTGCTTGGCCTATGCGACCGAGCGACTGCTGCGCAACGCTCCCGCCATGGCGACGGTGTTTGAGAATGCCTTTGCGTCCGAAATCGCGTTCAAACTCGACGACGCCATTTGGCGCGGCGACGGCGTGGGCAAGCCCCTTGGCTTCAGCGTCCAAAACTACGGCGGCGCCCTGATGGTGTCGGTCGCCAAAAAGACCGGCCAGGCCGCCGACACCTTCGTCATCGAGAACGCTACCTCGATGCTGTCCCGCCTCTACCGCGAGCCGGGCGACCGCATCGTGTGGCTCTGCAACCCCGACACCATCGGCCAGTTCCCGCTGCTCACCGTGGGCCAACAGCCGGTGTTTCTGCCCAACAACAGCGTGGCTGGCTCGATCCAGTACGGCACGTTCCTCGGCTTCCCCGTCATTCCCGTCGAACAGGCCGAAACCCTCGGCGACAAGGGCGACGTGGTGCTGGCCAATCTTAGCAAGTACGTCGTCATCACGCAGGGCGGTCTACGCGCTGCGCAGTCTATGCACGTCCGGTTCATTTACGACGAGATGACCTTCAAATGGTCCATCGACGTCAACGGTCAGAGCAGCGTGAAGCAGCCGATCACGCCGTTCAAGGGCTCTAACACTTTGTCGCCGTTTGTCACGGTCGACGCTCGCGCCTAACAAGGAGGAACCAATATGATCCCGTACGAACTTTTAAACAACCTCCACTTCGTCAAAGGCCTCGATCCAGTGGCCGATGCGTTCAGCGGAACGGTAGCGAGCGACATCGTTTCGCTCGGCAACTTCGACAGTGCCCTGTTCTTGGTCCACAAGGGCGCTGGTGCCACCGGAACCTCGACCATTACGGTCGAGGCCTGTGACGACATCGTCCCGACCAACACGACCGCCGTGCCGTTCTATTCGAAGTCCATCACGTCGACCGACGTGCAGGGCGCGATGACGGCCCGCACTGCGGCTGGTTTTACGACCACCGCCGGCGCCTCGCAGATGTACGCCATCCAGGTGCACGCCGAGGAGCTGGCCAACGCTGGCTATTCGTACGTGCGGCTGAAAGCTGTCGAGGTCGTCGACTCGCCGGTTCTGGGCGGTATTGCCATCGCCCTTGCCGGCCCGCGGTTCGGCGGCTCGGCTACTGCTACTGAGATCGACTAATGATTGAGCACCGCCTCCAGTTGGTGACGCCGCCGACGTTCTGGGCGCTGTCCGACTCTGACTTTGAAGCGCACTCCCGCGCCATAGGTCAGCCGGTCGAGCAGTTGTCCCCGTACGTCCAGGCGGCGACCAACCATCTGGAGGTGGTGAGCAATCGTCGATTTGCGCAACAGACCTGGCGTATGTATCTGGACTACTTCCCGGATACCGGCGTCATCACCATACCCTACTCGCCGCTGGTGTCGGTGGCTTACGTCAAGTACACCGACTCCAGCGGCGTTCAGCACACATTTGCCAGCAGTAACTACGGAGTCTCCACTGCAAGAACACCGGGCCAGATCGTCCTGGAATACCAGAAAGACTGGCCCACGGAGACGCTTCGGAACACCGACCCCATCGAGATCGAATTTACCTGCGGCTGGGCCAACCAAGCCAGCGTGCCGACGCCGATTCGGCAGGCCATCCGAATGCTCGCGTCGCACTTCTACGAGCACCGCGAGGCCGTTGTCGTTGGCACTGCGGCCGCTGTGGACGAGGCCGAGCTACCGCTGGCCGCGTCTGCACTCATCGCCCCGTGGAGAGTGTTCATATGAGAGCCGGGGCACTGCGGCACCTAATCGACATCGAGGCCAACACGATCGCCGTCGACGCCAACGGCGACCGCACGGAGACGTGGACGAGCGTTCACCAGTGCTGGGCCTCCATCGAGACCGGAAACGGGCGCGAGTTCTTCGCCGCGCGGCAGGTCGTGGCGGACTTGACCCACACGATCCGGCTCCGGTTTGTGATCGGGTTGACGCCAGCCATGCGAGTCAAGTACGTGGACCAGAAGACAAAAGCCACGCGCTACTTCGACATCAAGTCGATCCTGAACCCGGACGAACGCGACGAGATGCTGACGATGCAAGCGGTCGAGGTGCTGATCTAATGCCGTCCCGGCGCAGCCTTGGAATCAGCGTGAAGGGCATGGACGAGCTTGTCGGCCAAATGAAGCGTGTCATGGAGACCGCAGCGGGCCAAGACATCGAAGAGGCCTTGCTTGAAGCCGCCCGCGAGATCCGGGGCGAGGCCGCGCGGCGTGCGCCGATTGCGCCCTACACCACCAAGCGGTTCGGAGCGGACAGGCCGCCCGGCGACCTCAAGAAAGCGATCAAGGCCGCGAAGGGCCGCAAATACAAGACCTTCATGCAGGCGTTCACCTTTACCTTCCAGAAGGACGCCCCGCACGCGCACATGGTCCACGACGGCACGAAGCCGCACTGGATCCGCGGCAAAAGTAGCAACAAGCGGCTGCTCAAGATCGCAGGCCGCGCCTTCGCCTGGCTCTCCCGCGTCGGCGACCAAGTCCGCACGAAAGTCTTTCACCCAGGCAGCCGCCCGAATCCGTTTCTTGCCGACGCCGTGAAGGCCAAGCGGCGCTCCATTAAAAAGCTGCTGGAAACTCGCGTAAAAGCCGCCTTCGACGCACTGGGGCGTGCCGCGTGAGAATTTACCAAGCCCTCTACCGCTACACGCAGGCCGAGCCGACTATCTCGTCGCTTGTCGGGAATCGAGTCTACGACATCCACGCCGAGCAGGCCCGCGCAACCAAGTATCCGGCACTGGTGATTGAGGCCATTGACGATATCCCATTCCACTCCATCGGCGCAGCGCCGACGGCCACGCGGCGCCCGGTGAATATCTACTGCATGGCGACCGGCAACAGCAAAGCCGCCGAGGATCTTGGCGACACGGTCTATGATGCCGTGATTAATCAGCAGGCCGCGATCACTGCGGCGAGCGGGCTGACGGTGAGAAGCACGCATCTCAACGGGCGGCGGATTGAGTACGAGGAAACGCTCGAGACCAACGAAAAACTCTATGCGGTGATTTTAGAGTTCGACTTCATTCACGATTACGACTAGGAGGATACAATGGCAGTTCTCGCAGGAAACGCTGGCAGTTTCAAAATCAGCACTAACACGGTGGCCGAGCTGGATACCTGGACACTCGACGTATCGACGGGCCTCGAAGAGACCCAGTCCTTCGGCGACACTTGGAAGGAGCGGACCGCTACCATCAAGGAATGGAGCGGGACCGCGTCGGGCCGCTTCGACGACACCGACACGAATGGCCACGTTGCTTTGAACACGGCCTTCTTGGGCGGAACGACCGTTGCGGCGCGATTCTACATTGACGGCACGAACTACTACAGCGGCACGGCTTTCGTGCAGGCCGCGCTGAATGCCAGTGAAAACGGCCTAGTCACGGTCAGCTACACCTTCACCGGCAGCGGCGCACTCAGCTACACCTAAGGAGCGACCATGGCAGTTCTCGCAGGCCGCAACGCAGATATCTACCTCGCCACCGGCAGCGGCACGGCCATGACCGGCGAAGCCACGACCAGCCTGGGCGGCAACGTGTACCAGATCACGGACGCCGCCCGCAGGGCGATCAACCCCAACGCATCGCTGACGGTTCTCGACGGATCCACGCCGATTCCGTCGAGCCGATACCAAGTAGCCTACGGCAGCGGCAAGATCTATTTGCAGGCTGCGCCGGCGGGCACGGTGACGGTCACCGGCGAGTTCTTGACGCTATCCAAGGTCGCGCAGGCGACGGACTGGACGCTCGACGTGCAGCCGGTACTCGAAGAAGTGCAGGTGTTCGGCGACTCCTGGAAGTCTAGGGCTCGCGTTGGCGGCGATGCGACCTGCACGTTCGCGCGCTTCTACAACGACAATTACTTCCACACCAGCGCCACGAGCTACTACGTCATCAACTGCTACGCCGATTACGCGGGCGGCGTGCGGTGGATGTTTGGCGCGGTGCAAAATAGCATGAGCGTAAACACTGGCGAAAATGAGACGATCAAAGAGAACGTCAGCTTTTCTGTCCATGGCGTTTTGGATTACGTAAACACATGAAATTAGCAGATAAAATCCTGGCCGTCTCACTGAAGCAAGAAACGCTGGACGTGCCCGAGTGGGATGCAAAAATCGGCATCCGCGAGATGACAGTGGAGCAGCGCCTGAAGTTCGGCGAAGACGCGAAGAAGTGGCCAGCGGTCGCCATGGCGCGGCTGGTGATTGCCTCGACGTTTGACCCGGCAACCGGCAAGCCGATCTTTGAAGCAGCGCATCACGACGCCATTGTCAATATGCCTGGCGCCGTGATCGACCGCGTTGTAACTGAAATCTGCCGCATCTCGGGCCTTGGCGCGGAACCGGCAGAAGCAGCGGAAAAAAACTGACGGGCGAGCGGCGATTCGCCTTCGCCCTCGCCGAGATACTACACATGACAGTTGGGCGGCTGCTGCGGGAGATGAGCAGCAGCGAGTTCACCGAGTGGGCCGCCTACCTGGAGTTGAAGCACCGAGAGTCTGAGAAAGCAGCGAAGAAAAACGGGAGACGATAGGTGCCTGTCCTAAGCAATCTAATTGTTCGAATCGGAGCCAGCACCGACGACTTCGACAAGAAAGTCAACGCCTCGTTGGGTAAGATCAAGCGCTTCGGCGCGACGATCAGCGAAGCAGGTCAAGCGCTTTCCATCGGCTTTTCCGCGCCCGTCGTAGCCGCTGGCGCTGCGGCACTGAACGCAGCGGTGCAGATGGAGTCGCTGGAGAAAGGGCTCGCGGCCACCATGAAATCGACGACGGCGGCAGCGACTGAACTCGAGAAGCTGAAAGAAGTCTCGAAGCTGCCGGGGCTGGGACTCAAAGAGGCCGTACAGGGCTCGATCCGCCTGCAGACCCTCGGAAGCACCGCCGACGAATCCAGGCGCATCATGCGCGAACTGGGAAACGCTCTGGCGGTCGTGGGCGGCGGCAAAGAGGACTTTTCGGAAGTCACTCGGCAGCTTTCGCAGATGGCGGCGGCCGGCAAGGTTACCAAAGAAAACCTTGACCCCATTACTGAACGCATCCCGCAAATTTCGGCCATTATCAAAGACAAATTCGGCGCGGCGGCGCTTGGCGACCCCGCAAAGACGTTTGAGAAGATGGGCATTTCGGCGCAGCAGTTCATCGGCGTCGTGGTGAGCGAACTGGAGAAAGGCGGGCGGGCTGGCGGGGATCTGAAGACCAGCATGGAGAATCTGCGGGAGAGCGCAGAGCAGACGGCGGCAGCGTTTGGAAAGTCGCTGCTTCCCATCGGCAAGCGGTTGGTTGATGAGTTCTTTAACCCGGCCATCGCGCAAGCGCAAAAACTGGCCGAGCAGTTTTCAAAGCTATCGCCCGAAACGCAAGACACAGCGCTGAAATTTAGCGCCTTGGCCGTTGCGCTTCCGCCCGTTGCGTTTGTCCTAGGGACGCTGATTGAAAAAAGCGCAACTATTAGCCAAGCGTTCCTGCGCTTGGCTGGCGCGTTCGGCGTGACGGGCAGCGCGGCGGCTGTCATGGGGCAAATGGTGGCCGGCGCATATTTGGCGTTTAAGCTGTTTGAGAACGTTCAAACGCTAGTCAAGGGCATCACGGACTTTGCCACTGAGGTCGATAACGTCACGGGTATCAGCGCAAAGGCTCTCGCTGTGATCGACTTTCTGCGGCAGAAGTTGGAGCTACTGAAGCCTATCCTTGTGCTTTTGAAGCCGCTCGTTGAAGCTGTTGGCGTTGCCATCGACAAGTCGATGCGGATGGTTTTTGCGCCGATTGCCGCAGTCGGAGAAGCATTTAGCGGCTTGGCTGCGGCAATCCGATTTGCAACTGGTCGCAACGTTGAAATGGAAGCGGCCATCAAGGCCAACATTAGCAGGACCGCTGAGGCAACAGCGAACGAGACGCAAGCAATCCTTAAGAAGAAAGAACTGGAAGCGCAACTGAAGCGCATCCGCGCGGTATACGAGGAAGTCGGCGGCGTGGTGGTCGATGTTACCGACAAGAAGAAAAAGGCCGTCCAGGTGATCGACCAACTTGCCAACGCCTTTCAGCGCCTCGGCGTCACCAACACCACCGACGCCATCGGTAGCTTTGTGCTGGCGCGGACGGCGCTGGAGCGGATCACTAAAGCCTACCAGCAAGGCAAGGCGTCCACGGTCGATGTCCAGCGCGCGCAAGAGGCTCTCGGCGCGGAATACTTGAAGCTGTACGACGGACTCGGCGCGGTGCGCCCGAAGATCGAAGAGGTAGCCATCTCCTTCGACTTCGCCCGCGAACGCGCCTTGGCCGCAATCGGCGACATTCAGATGGCCGCATCGGCGGCGCGAAACATCGAACTGGGCCGCATGACGGTTCCGAGCGACAAAAATGATCGCGTGCTAGCTGGGGCCGACACCGCCCGCGCCGCCAAGCGCAACGCGGACATGATCCGCATCATGGCGGGGAACGTGGGCAAGGACTGGAAGAAGACGCAGGAGGCCATCAGCCGCCAAGTCTCGACCATCGTCACGGACCTTTCGCGCGGCATTGCTGACATTATCATTGGCGGCGGAAAGATCGGCGAGGTGTTCGAGCGCGTGGGCAAGCAGATCGCATCGTCGCTAATCCGCACGGTGATTGAGAACGGCATCAACCGAGTAATCGAAGCGCTGACGGGCCGAGGCGGGCTGACAGGCGCTCTCGGCTCAGTGGGCAAGGTTCTAGGCGGCGTCTTTGGCGGCGGCGCTGCGGGCGCAGCATCAAGCGCAGTACCGGCAGTGAGCGGCGTAGCAATGGCGACGATGGGCACCATACCGGGCGTCGCCGGTGCGGCCGGTTCGGCGTCGAGCGGGATCGGATCGGCGATGGCTGCCGCGAACCCGGTAACAGCGGTGGTGAACGCCGTTGCAGGCGTGGTTTCTGCGGTCTCGTCGGTCATATCGAACTTTCAGTTCGCCGCCATGAACAAGACCCTTGACCTAATCGAGAAGGAAGTCCGCTACTCGCAGATCCACCTTCTGCACCTCCTCGAAAAGAACAACGAATACCTGCCCAAGCTGAAGGACATCCACGACAGCATGATCCGCACCGAAGGCCGCCAGATGGCGATGGCGGGCGGTAACAACGTCACCATCAACATCAGTGCGACCGGCGACACGAGGACGCTACTCGACGCCATCACGCGCGAGTTGAAACAATTGGGGGTGATACCCGCGTGAGCATCGACGTCTACATCGCCGGGGCCATCCGCGAGGCCGTTCCGTATTCACTGAGCATTCAGGCCAGCCTGGGCCAGCGGGCCACGTTTAACTGCCGGATCGTCTCGACCAGCGGCTCGTATCGACCGCAGCAGGGCCACGTGATCGAGTTATACAGCGGCGCAACGAAGCTATGGGCTGGCAGCGTCGATGAGGTGGCCGAAGTCTCGATCACCGAGGCCGGAGCGGCGGCTGGCGCGTTCTACGACGTGCGCGGCATTACCTGGGAGCAGCGTCTCGACCGGCGGAGATGCTACAACTTCAGCACCGCGCTTCCGGCGCATTACGACGGCACCATCATCGTCACCGCCGACGCCAGCACCAACACGCTTACCAGCGCATCCGCGCACGGTCTGAGCAACGGCGCGCGCGTCCGCATCAAGGCCCACGCGCAAGGAGCGCTCGCGGGCGGGCTGGACGGTGCTATAGAGTACTTCGTTGTCAGCGCGGCCAGCACCACGCTGCAGCTGTCACTAACCAGCGGCGGCGCAGCGGTTGACATTACCAACGCCGGGACGCTGGAGCAGGTGTTGCTGACCAATCGGGCCGGGACCATCGTCGCGGACCTGATCGCCAACTTCGCCGACAACGAAGGCATCGGCACGAGCAACGTCGACCTCGGCGCGGTCCTCGACGCGGTGACCTTCGACGCAGACGCGACCGTCTCAGATGCTATAGGGCAATTGGCGACGCTGTCGAACTTCGTCTGGTGGATCGACGAGGACAGGGAACTGTACTTCAAGCCGCGCACGTTCGCCGCCGCGCCGTTCAGTATCTCGACTAGCAGCGCCAACTATCGCTCGCTGACGGTCCGCCGCACGCGCGAGGACAAGACGAACGCCGCCGCGTTCCGCGTGCCGTGGACGCAGATCACCGTGACTGAAGAGTCGTTCACGGGCGACGGCACAACCCGCGCCTTCACCTTGGCGAACCGCCTCGGCCAGATCGTCGGCATGACTGTGAACGGGCAAGATGTGGAGTTCGGCCAGTGGCTGAGCGAGTCGGACAAGGCCTACTATTGGGAGTACGCTTCCACCCGCATCCGGCAGGACGCCGACGTGGACGTGCTGACCAGCGGCGATACGCTTACCGTCCGCTACCAGCGCCTCGGGGCCGACATTGTGCGCGTCGAGGATTCCGCCGACATCACCGCGACCATTACACAAGAGGGCGGCGGCAGTGGGCGCTATGTGTCGTATCTGGAGCGCGAGGTGGGGCAGGTCCAGGCCTATAACGAAGCCCTGGCCATAATTTCCGCCAAGAAGGCAGCGGTCTCAGAAATCGAGTACGAGACCGACGAGGAAGTCGAGCCGTCTTGCGTCACGTTGCGGCCTGGCCAACTCCAGACCATCGCCAACACGCCGCGCGGCGTTTCGAGCGACTCGTACCTGATCCACGATGTGACGCTGTCCGATGTTGCCGGCCAGTATCTGCGATTCCGCGTGCGGGCCATCACGGGCACGTCTCTGACGGGCGTGCAGGAGTTCTGGAAAGCACTCGCAGGGCAGACTGGAGGCGGCAGAGGCGCAGCACCTGGCGCCTCCACGACAGCGCCGTCAGTTCCCGGAGCGCCCGACAACGTAACGGGTCTTTCCGCCAGCTACGAGTACGCCGACGACGAGCGAGTGCGCGTGAAGATCGCATTCACCGCGCCGTCGCCCCTCGGCGACTTCGTTGGCGTCCACTGTTGGGAAGAGCCGGTGGACCAGTCCGCGTCCGCTGGTGTGCCGCTGAACAGCACGGCGACCCTCGGCGGCACCCGCAACCTTGGCGGGACCTTCGCGCCGATTGACCGGGGCTACCATCTCGCCTCGCCGGTCACGTTGTACCTGCCGCGACCGACCGAAACGGCTACCCGCCGGTTCTACTTGGCGAGCTACTCGGAGCAGGCCGAGGCAGAACTGGTGCGGGCGAATCAAACCGGCGCAACGCCCAACGTCACGCTATCGATTGCCGCGCTTACCTACCAGTCGGGCGAAGAGTACGCCCGCCTCGTCCGCAGCGTTTCAGCAACGGTCGAGTACGACGACTCACAGGTGGCGTCGCCCAAGTACCGCATACTGTTCGGCTGGAGCCTGCCGGCAGACGCTCCTGCGGCGTGGCAGAGGCCGTTCGGCGGCGTCCAGATTGTCTACGAGTACTCGAACGGGCAACGGGCCAACGGCCCGGCGCTGAACGTCAATGAGACGGCGGCGCGAAGCGACTGGTTCGACCTCTTCGTTGGCACGAATCCGATTCGCGTCTGGTTCGTCTCGATGGACGCGAGTGAAGAGCCACGGCTGAACACCATCGTCACGGGCCTGACGCCGTCGGCTGTAGCGACGGTGACCTGGCCGCTGGCGTCTAGGCCATCGCTCACGCCGTACGCCGACAACGTGACTGGATTCACGGCGACCAACGCCCGATACGTCACAAACGCGCAGGGGCAGAAGGCGCTGCTGATCGACCTTGCCTGGACGCGGCCATCAGGCGCGGCGGCGCTCGCTCGGTGGGGCGGTGCCGTCATTTGGCTGCACCTGCCGAGCGGGGACAAAGTGCAGATGACCGGCGCGGAGACGGGCAGCGCAGTCACCATCGAATCGAGCGCGTTCCCGCAAACGACAGCAACCTGGACGTTTTACGCGGTGTCAATTGATAACAACGCCAACCCAAACACGGACGGACGCAGCCCCGCCGTCGGAACGCCCGTTGCGACCATCTCCGTGCCGCCGCCTACGGCAGGCGCGGCCGGCACCGAGTGGACCTCGCACGTTACGGGCGCGTCGTTCGCAGCGGCCACGGTCACCGCCAGCGACGGCACAACGCAGCAGCGCATCACGGCGACGTTTACCGCGCCTTCAGATGTCACATGGGGAGGCGTCGAGCTTCGCGTATACAGCGGCGCAACGCTGCTCGCATCGACCTCTGCCACACCATCACCTATCGCGGTGGTGATTCCGAATCCGGACAGCGCGACGACGGTTACGGCCAAGCTGGTGTCGTTCGACGTGAACGGCCGCACGAATACCGAAGTGGCTGGCACCCCGCAGAACACCTTGAGCATCGGTAGCGCAGCGGGGACGCTGGACCTGCGGAAGTATCTCCCCGCGTCGAGCGACCTGTTCACCATCAGCGGCGGAAAGATCATCGTCGCCGCGTCACAGATCACCGAAACGGCGATTGCCAGCGGCGCTATCAGCACGCCGAAATTGCAGGCCAACGCCGTCACCGCGAACGAAATCGCGGCCAGCGCGGTGATCGCCGGGAAGATCGCAACAAACGCCGTGACGGCCACAACTATCCTGGCCGGGGCAGTTACCACGGCCAAGTTAGATACGACCGAAATCAGCGTTGGCGGCGGCGGCAGCAAGCCGGGCAAGTTCGGCGTCTACAACGCATCGGGAAGTCAGATCGGCTTCATCGGCGTCGAGTCGGGCAACGAGGGGGCGTGGTTTAAGACGCTGTCGGTAGGCGGGACGAGCTACACAAACGGGAAGATCAAGGCGGATTCGAGCGGGAATGTGACAATCAGCGACGCAACCTTTACGCTGAATCTCAATGGCATCACTACAGCAGTGACCAACGCATTTAGCGGCAGCTATTACGCTGGACTTGTGGTTTCCAATAACTCAAGCCCGACGCAGCAGATAAGAGTTTTCCCGGCTGGCGGCGTGTGGGTCGAGGACAGTAGCAGTAGTCGATGCGTCGTGAACGGCGCGCCTGCGATAAACATGATTGCCTTGGGGTCGACGACCGTTGAAATTAACGGCCAGCTTGGCAGGCTCAATTTGGCTGCATCAACTCCTGGGTACTACGTAAACGGCGTCAAAGTGGTCGGCGCTCGCGGCACTGCAATTTCGCTCGTGACTGGTACGGCTGGCGCCACCTACACCGCCACTGAGCAGCTTCTCATCAATGACTGCAAATTGGCCATAAACCAAGTGATTGATAGACTGCAAAATCACGGATTGATTTAATAGTTCCATGAATCCTCAAACTCACATCGACCTCACCGAGCGCCAACACGCGCGAATTGCGCAACTCGCCAAAGAACTAGAAGTCATCGACGGCAAGATCAAGCCGCTCGAAGACACGCGCCGCGCCTTCCAGATGGCCATCCAGGCCATGATGGCAACGATTCTTGAAGCCGCGGACGTGCCGCAGGAAAAACAGTACACGCTGTCAGCCGATTTGAAGCGGCTGGTTCCGGCACAGGAGGAATAGCAGATGGCATGGCTTTCGCGAGTCAACTTCGTCAGCAGCGACACGCTGTCATTCACGGACATCAACAACCTCGGGAACGACATCCGCGCGTGGGGTGACAACGTCAATGGGGGCGGGTACACGCTCTCGAACGTGGTCATCTCCGCCAGTAGCGGCACTATGGCGACGGTGACCGGCGGCACGGGCGCGGCCTCGACCCTGACGCTGCGCTCGACCTCCGGCGTGGGCACGAGCGACGCGATTGTTTTCGTGACCGGAAACGCCGGGGCCAATGAGGCGCTGCGACTGAGCAGCAGTGGTAGTGCGAACTTCGGGAAGATCTGGACATCCGGAGCGCAAGCCACCGGAAACGTTGCTCTTTCGCGCGGCGACCTCGCTGTTTTCGGTACGTCCTCTGACGGCGCTGCGCTTACGTGGGATGTGCAGACATTGGCCGGCAATGCATCGGTCATGGCCCGCCTGAGGCCGCGCTGGATTGCGAACTCGGGTTACGCTCTCGATGTGTTCGCGGGTTCGTGGAACAATGCCTACGACCCAGGCTCTGCGGTAGCCACCTTTCAATCAACAGGCAACGTCGGTATAGGAACGGCGAGTCCTGGTAGATTACTTGATGTAAGAGGATTGAGTGCGTTCAGTGATGGTACGCAGGGATTGATCCTGGGTCCTTATACAGGTGGTTCTGGATATAGTGCGATCTATAATTTTGGGACAACTCCAGGTTCCGCGAATTATTTATTTGCTGGTAATACTTCTGAGACGATTCTGAATAATGCAACAAGATTAGTGTTTGCGATTGGCGCTATCGAGAAGATGCGGATCGACTCCAGCGGCAACGTCGGTATTGGAACGACGAGTCCGGCGACCTCTGCCAAACTGGAAATTGCAGGCACTACTGGCGCATTACTTGTGCCGCGCCTTACGACAACGGAACGAAACGCGCTCACTGCGGTGAACGGCATGATCATTTACAACACGACCGACAACCAGATGCAGGGCCGAATCAACGGTGCCTGGGTAGCGATGTAAAAGGACACATATGGCAATTAGTTATGATTGGATTTTCAACCCGCTCACCGTCAAGCCCGCCGACGGCAGCCTGACCGACATCGTCATTATGATCGACTGGCGGCGAACTGCGACCGATCAAACATACGCGGCGAGCTGCTACGGGCAGGTGGCCATTGGGCCAGCCGACCCAAGCACATTCACGCCCTTCAACGACCTGACGAAAGCGCAGGTACAGGGCTGGGTGGAAGCAGCGCTAACGCCCGCGGCGGTCGCGCAGTACGACGCGTCGCTTGCGGCGGACATCGACCGCCAACAAAACCCTCCAGTGATTCAGCTTCCGCCGCCATGGGAGAATTAATTATGCGCGCGTTTTTGATTGATTTGTGCGCGTTCGGCATCATCGGGATGTGCCTGGCCGTGGCTTGGCTGGTAATTAGTGCTTGGTGAGGTGAGGTGGATATGTTTCTCAACGAAGTAAAGCAATCGTTTATGGCACAGGGCGCGGCAATCGCCGCGAAGATCAATTTGCAGGCGGAGCACGATTATCTGCAGGCGTGCAGGAACTGGGCCGCCAATGGCGGGAAAGACGGCGAGCCGAAGGCGGCGGCTGCGGTAGAGGCGCAATTTGCGTTCGATCCTACGTGGGAGATGCGGATCGTGCAGACCGATCGGCTGGTGTCGAGCATCGACCCGAAGAGCTTTCTGCAGGCCTACGGCACCGACAAGGACGCCATTGGCGGCCCGGTAGGTGGTCCAATGCCCGGCCAGCCGGGGCGCTACTACGCAGCCAGCGACTCCACGCCGTATCTTGGGCAGGTGTACCGAGCCAAAGGCAAGACCTACGTGTTTACCGCCATCACGCCGTTCAATCGAGCGTGGGAGGAAATCTAATGTCTTGGGGGTGGCTCAAAAAAATAGGCAAGGTCGGCGTGCCAATTGCGCTGCTTTTCGTGCCTGGGCCGTTCCAGTCGGTCGCGCAGACAATCTACGCTGGCGTTCGCAACGCTGAGCTGGCCGGCGGAAGCGGCGCCGCGAAGCTGGGCATGGCGATGCACTATTCCACGATGATGCTGCCGCAGATCGCGGCCGAAGTTGAAAAGATCTGCGGAAGAAAAGTGGTGGATGAAGAGGCGCTAACTGAAGCGCTGGCGCACCTGATGCAGTTTTTCGTGTCGATTGAAAAGTCCGTCGGAGTGAAGCCGTCGTGAAAAAGCTGATCGTGGCGCTGCCGGGCGCGCTGCTGGGGGTGGTGGCATCGATGCCTGTGCTTTTCTGGGGACTGATTGGTCTGCAGGTGGCGGATTTCGCGACGGGTTTCCTGCTGGCCTGGAGCGATGGCGCGGTGTCGTCCGACGCATCCCGAAAAGGATTCGTTAAAAAGGCGATCGCGCTGCTTTTGGTGGTGGCATTAAAGATCGCCGAGAGCGTGCAGCCGATGCCGGTCGAGCTGTCCGCGTACGTGGCCGGGTGGTTCTGTTTAACGGAACTTATCTCGATCGCCGAAAACGCCGGCAAAGCGGGCCTGCCGATCCCCGCCAAGTTGACTAAAGTATTGGCGCAGTTACAAGAGAAAGAATAATGAACTGGAACGTGTCGAGGCTGGATTCGCAAGCGGCCGAGATACTTTTCGAGGTCTCGCCCTCGGAAAAGGTTACGGTCCTGCTTATGGCCGACGAACACGCCGACAACGCGCATTCCGACCTGGCGCTACTCAAGCGGCACCATGACGAGGCCCGCGAACTGAACGCGCCCATCCTGAAGTTCGGGGACACGTTCTGCGCCATGGAAGGCAAGTGGGATCGGCGCAAGTCAGAGGCCGCGCTGAGGCCCGAGATGCGCGGTGGAAATTACTTCGACAAGCTGGTCTCTTGGCACACGGGCCTGTATATGCCCTACGCCAAGCAGATCGCCGTGGTGAGCGACGGCAACCACGAGGCCTCGATCCTGCAGCACCACCAGACCGACCTAGCCGAGCGCCTCGTCCACAACCTCCGCATGGTTGGCTCGCCCGCGCTGCATATGCCTTTTACGGGTTTCGTCCGCTTCCGGTTCGACCTCGGCAACAAGCACCAGACCAGCACGGTCCTTCACTATCACCACGGCTACGGCGGCGGCGGCGAGGTTACTCGCGGCATGATCGACCAGTCGCGGACGCGCGGGCAGTATGACGCCGACATTTACATCAGCGGACACATTCACCGCCGCAACGCGGACGAAAACGTCATGACCGGCCTGAACAACCTCGGGCGCGTCGTGCAGCGGAATCAGGTGTTCCTTCGCAGCGGGACATACAAGGCCGAGGAACGCGGCGGCAAAGGATACCATATAGAGAAGGGCCGCGCAGCACGCCCGTTGGGCGGCTGGTGGCTCGAGATGACGCCGCGCCGGGAACGAAACGCAGTCACGCTAGACATCAGCTACAGGCCAGCCACATGAGACACCTACTCCCATTTCTTTTCGCCGCATCCGCCTTCGCGCAGACGGCCACCATCAGCGACACGATCACGACGCCATTCGGCGGCACCTTCGGCGGCACGGTCACGGTATCGCTGAACTCGCCCGCACTGGCGCAGCCGCTTTATTCTGGCAACGTGACCCTCTCCGGTTGGACGCAGACCGTGACGGTTACCGCAGGCGCCTTCTCGCTGACACTGTACGCCAACGACCAGATCACGCCGGGCGGCACCTCGTACACTGCCACCTTTGCGCCGTCAAGCGGCACGGGGTGGAAGGAGACCTGGGTGGTGCCGACAGGCGCGACGACCATCCGCGCGATCCGCAGCACGACCGTGCCGACGCCGACCGTGAAATTTAATCTGGCGCAGTTGAACCAGAACAGCGCCACGGTCGGCCAGGGCATTCGGTGGAACGGTACGGCGTGGGAGGCCGCCGTTAACGTGCAGGCGGTGGTGCACATCTGGGGCGCCGGCACAGAGGCGACATGCAATAGCACGACGCGGGGATACGTGGTGATGGTTCAGGGCGGCGCAGGAGTGGCGGACACGCTGCGGATTTGCCGCAAGGATGCCGCGGACGCCTACGCATGGACGGCGTTGTTCTAGCATTCCGCCTGAATAAATTTTAATACTAAAACAGTTGCGCTGTGGTTAGAAGCTTGTGCTAAATTCTAACCATGCAGAAGAGAAACGTACTCATCAAGCTGAGTCCCGAGGCGCACGGCGAGCTAATTGCTGCTGGCCGCGCCCTCGGGCTTACGCCGACCGCCATGGCGCGGCTGATTGTTCTGAAGTGGCTGGGCGCGTCGGTCCCGGCGCTGGATGAGGTGCGGGCGTGACTGCCGCGCTGAACGCGTTGCACGTGGCCGTAATGGTGGCCACCGGCGTGATGCTGGCGGCCGACATCGGCCATCTGTATGTGCGATTGGCGGCGGTTGGCTACCTGATGTTCCGCGCTTGGCACGACGCGCACTCGGAGGCAGGCCAGTGATTCGCCCGGAGGTCCACCAGCGTTTGATACGGCGCGAACGGCGCGGCAAAGATGCGCTGATTGTCGGCCTGAGTTTATCGGTGGTGCTCAATTGGGCACTTGCGGTTTACATCTACACCTGTCTGTCGCGCTGAACGCCGCGTGCGGCGTTCGGTGAGGCCGACAGGCCTACGAGGCCCGCAAGGGCGCACTCCTTGGGTTGAGCATGGCCGCCTGTCTTCACGGGTGGGCGGCCGATTTGTGTTTGGAGGGCAACATGGATTCATTCGAAACAGCACGGGCGATGATTGACCACTACATCGCCATCGGCGCGGCCAAGGTGGCGCAAGAAAAACAGTGGCGCGAGGTGGCCGGCCAGATCTCAAAGTCGGATTATACCCGGACGAGAGGCGGCGTGGATTCCGCTGGCCGGTCCCTTGGCGTCACTGCCAGCCGTCCCATGGACGGTATTTTAATCAGGAGGAACCCCACAAAGAAAAACACCAAGTGGTAAACGACCCGACTACTGAGCCCCCGGTTGAGCAGCCGGGGGCAAATGAAACGAGGAGGAATATGGACAGGACTAGATTCATCGGCGGCAGCGACCTAGGCCACATCGTCAACGCCCCGCCCTACGGCTGCGCCCGCAAGTTGTGGTATCAGAAGCGCGGCATCCAGCCCGACTACGAGGTTGAGTTCCGCGGCCACCTGATCCGCGGCACCAAGCTTGAGCCATTGATCGTCGAGGAGTACCAGGAGCGCACGGGCCGGAAAGTTCGCCGCACTGGTTCACGCTTTGGTGAGGAGGACTGGCAAGCTGGGGCCATGGATAGGATGATCGTTGGCGACGAGCGCGGGCCCGGCGTGCTCGAGTGCAAAACCGCCAACGAACGGGCGTTCCGGGCGTTCATGCGCGACGGATTACCGATCAGCTACCAGTTGCAGATCCAGTGGTATATGGGTCTCAGCGGGTATCGGTGGGGCGCGTTCGCGGTGCTGGAACCGAGCAACTGGCGGTTCGAGACGTTTGAGGTCGCGTTTGATCCGGCGGCCTACGAATTGGTGCGCGAGATGGCGGTTCAATTTTGGGCCATGGTCGGCGGCTGCGGGGAGCCAGATCGTCTGCCGGCGACCGACAAGCGGTGTGGGAAGTGCGAGTACCGTCACTCGTGTCAAGGCGCGGCCTTACTCGAGCGTGTCGACGTGGACGAGGACGCCGAGACCATCGCGGGCCTTGGCAGTATCGCCGCCGAGTATCTCGCCCTGCGCGACGTTCGCGACGAGGCCGAGGAGGCCATGGAGGCGCTGAAGGCCGACGCGGCGGCCATGATCGGGGACGCACCAGGCGGGGTGGCGCCGGGGTACCGGATTTCGTTCAAGCCGCAGGTTTCGCAGCGGGTGGATACCGTTGCGTTGAAGAAATTTTACCCGGACATCTACGCGAAGGTCGTGAAGCCGAGCGTGAGCCGTCCGTTCCGCGTGTTCCCGGCGTGACGGGGAAAAGGAGTAATAAATGAGCACACTCACAGAACAGATCCAGGCGGCGCAACCTGCTGCCGCGCCGGAGCAGCCGAAGCGGTCGCTACTGGATGACATCACCGACGCGACCCTCAAGAGCCGCGCCGATCAATTGCGGATCGACGCCTTCGAGGCGGGGAGGCGGGCGCAGGCGCTGGGCATCCCGGCGCCGCAGATCGAGCTGAAGTATATGTATGGTCGCGACTACGGATTCAACGAGGCGCAGTCGCTTCAGTTCATTCACTTGATCCCGCAGGGCGGGATGCTGATTCCGGCGCTCCATTACAAGGGCCGCGCGGTTTTGCTGCGGCGCGGCGGGTACAACTGGAAGGTCGTCGAGCACACGGAGAAGGCAAGCGAATATGCCTTCTATTTCATGAGCGAGCCCATGACCGACGAAGCTGGCAAACCGCTGCGGATGCGGTACACGCTCGACGACGCGACGCGGAGCGGTCTGGTGGCGCGTTCGCGGGGGAAGGACAACAAGCCCGGTACCTATGACCAGTTCGGCCACGAGATGCTGTTCGCGCGCATGCTGTCACGATTCCACGCGTTCCACGCATCCGAGGTCGCGGGCGGGGCGGCAGTGGATACCAGCGACTCGCTGATTCAGTCGGTGGTTGAGGAGACCGAATCCCGCATGGGAGCCGCCACCGTATTGGCCGACAAGCTGGCAGAGATCAAGGGGGCCGCTGAATGATCGCGCAAAGCCTACAGGACAAAACCTGGTACGACGTTCGCATCGTCGGACTGCGAAAGGTCGAACTCGGGCAGAACGGCACGCAGGCGCTTGAGGTCGTAGTGCGATTCGCCGACGACTCGCAGGGCAGCACGAATCTGTTCCTCACGCCTAAGTCGCTCGGAAACACGCGCAAGCGTCTCGAAGCATTGGGCGCAACCGAGGCCGACCTCACCGGCGGCGACTGGCTGCGGAAGCTGAATGCGCGACTGGCTGACGCGCAGGCGTCGGTCGTGGCCGAGGAGCAGGAGAAGTACGGCGTGCGGCTGAACGGCCTGTTCCCGCGTGGCGGTGGATCGGCGGCGCGGGAAGTGGAAGCGGGGCCGTCGCCGTTCGCGGCGATTGGCGATCAAGACGTGCCGTTCTAAAAATTGCGTGGCATCGCTGAGCAATGCTCGGCGTGGCCAGGCAGGGCAGGGGTAGTAGCGCAGTGCGGGCCGTGCCCGCAAATGGTTTTCACGCGAGAGGCATTTGCGGGCAGGGATCGGCGGGGCAGGGCCGGGCTAGGCGGGGCATGGCAAGGGTAGTACCGATTTAACAACGAGGACATCATGGAAACAATTAAGGCGACACTGACAGGCAAAGCGCCCATTCTTCTGCACAATGGGCATTTAGTCGACCCGCGAAACGTCTTCACGCGCGAAATTGACTCGGCGCAGAAGGCATACAAGAAAGCCAAGAGCGACGCGGCATTTGACGCGCTGGCAGCGATTGAATGGCTTGGCGGTCTTTATACGACCGAGCCAATTATTTTTCGGCGCGACGGAAACAAGGTCGTGCTTGAGAACGATTCGCCGATCTGCATTGATGGTGAGATGCTGACGCGGTGCTTAGTTCAGAGCGCTGGCCGGAAAGAGGTGGCGGCATTCAAGGCTGGCGTGTTTTGCGACGGAATGTTCCAGTTGCGCGTGGACGGCAAGCCAGCTACAACCAAGCGCTGTTTTCTTGACGGGCGCTATCAGTACACGCGCCCCGCAAAGATTGGCACGAGCAAGATTATGCGGACGCGGCCACGGTTTGACGCGTGGTCGGTTGAGATTGAGATTCAGTACCTGCCAGAGATTGTGACGCGGCGCGACGTTGAAGACGCGCTAGCGCGGGCTGGCAGTATCAAAGGGATTGGCGACTGGCGGCCGCGCTTTGGGCGGTTTAGCTCGGTCGTTAAATGATGGCAAGGCGCGGCGTGCCAGGGCTCCGCGTGGCGTGGTGTGGCGCGGCAGGGCGAGGCTAGGATAGGCATGACGAGGCTAGGCAAGGGTAGTATCGCAGTACGGGACGCCAGTCCCGCTGGTGACCTTCGGCGAGGGGCACGAGCGGGCTTGGTTTGGTCCGGCATGGCAAGGCATGGCAAGGCGGGGCTTGGCCTGGTACGGCGTGGCGAGGCATGGGCAAGGGTAGTATCGCAGTGAACAACAAAGGAGCAAAATGCAATATCCATTAGATTTTTCGGCGCTGGACAAGGGCCAGCTACTAGAGATTGAGACGCTGGAGGCCGTATTCGCGCAGCGTTACGAAACCAGCAACGACTGGGATTTGCAGTTGATGAAACTGCAGGGCTTGATTCACGCGCATCGGTCGGACATTACGGTAACCATTGACCGCGACCGTCTGCGCGTGCTGACTGATGCGGAGGCCAGCGAACACAATGCGCAGCTCGTGGCGCGGGGCGCTCGGCTGATTATGAGCCGCAATGAGCGCCTGCTGTCGGTGGATCGGGGGCAGTTGGATGCGGACCAGTCAATCGCCCATGACCGGCGCGTTTTGGTGTCATCGGCGCTGGCGGCTGGCGTTGCTGAGAGCAGGCGGCGGATAGTGGCTGTGCCGGGCAACGATCTGCCGCGTCGGTCTCAGCAGCTTGGGGTGGAGGAGATAGCCTAATGGAAATCATCGGAGCAATCTTAGTCCTCGCCGCCTGCGCCCTCGGCTTGGCTCTGCATCAGCACGGGCGTGCTGGCGTATGGCTTGTCATCGCCACACGCGCGAAGGCGAACTACGAGGCCGCGCTGCTGCGGGAGCGGCGCACGGCAGAACTGAAAGCGGAGTGGGAGGTGGTGCGGTGACCATTGACTATTGGAGAGCGAGGTACGGCGACCTGAACGCCGAGACCGACCGGCTGAGGGCCCAGGTCGCGCGGCTGCGGGAGGATGCCGACAAATGGAGGGACCTTTACGTGCAAGCACTTGATGAGGCCGACCGACTGCGGGAGGATTCGGCGCGGAACAGGTGGTGTGAGGAGGCGATGGCGGATGTTCGCTATTCGGGTGCGTGTGGAGAGTGGACGGTCGAGTGGGAAGTGTCTTACACGCGATTCGCCCATAAGATTAGTCGCAACCGCAACGCCGCCATTTACGCGGCACGGGGGAAGGTATGATGTACGAGTTACTGAGCAAGGCGCTGTTCCAGATTGAGGACTTCAAAGCCAGCCTCGCCGCCGTCGAGGCTGAGCGGGACGCGGCGCGGGCTTGCAAGGCGCGGGCGGTCGAGTGCCTTAAGGAGATCGACGAGTACGACGGCGGGGCCGATAGCGTGCTTGAGGACGAGTACGTTACCCAGCGCCGCATGGAGGTTATCGAGGGCGGTGCGTCTTCCCTTGCGTGGATCGCCCAGCAACGCCGGGAGGCGGCGGCGGAGGCGCTGGAGAACGTCCGTATCGGTTGGCTGAGCGACAACGATTACAGGCCGGGAGTTCCTGAGATTTGGCGGTACATTGCGAATCGCGCCGCCGCGCTTCGGGCGGGGGAGGTGCCGAATGACTAACGCCCAGAAGGCGCAGCGCTTGGAGAGGCAGGCTGTATGGAAAGAAAGGATAGCGCACACTGCCGCGCAAGATGATGGCAACGGCAAAGAGCGATCTGCTGAACTCTTAATTGACGCCGCCCTCCTCCGCGAGGCTGCGGCGATGATGCGGGAGCGGGGAGAGTCGGGCTGGACGGCGCAGTTTGAACGTGAGTACAAAGGCAAAACGCTCGCGGTTGTCGAGGCCGGGCCGGTTGGCTGGTACTGGTATGTTGACGGGTCCGCTGATTATGAGGCGGAAATCGCGCTTACGCTTGAAGCCGCCCAGGCTGCCGCCGTGGCGTGGGTGGATGAGCAGGAGGGACGCGATGTCTGACGAGCGCCACACCGCCGCCGACCGCGACGAGTTGGCGCGGGAGCAGCGGAGAGAAAGACGAGAGAAAGAGGAGTATCTGGAAGACGAGGAGAACACCTATGGAAAACAGGATTGATTTGGACGAGTTGGAAGAACACTACAACAATGCGCCGCTGTGGGACTCGTCGATGGACCCGGTTTACAGCGCACTGCCGGCTCTCATCGCCGAGTTGCGGCAACTGCGGGCGCTGACCACGCCAGAGGCCCGCCCATGACCATCGCTTACGCCCGCGCCGAGCAACTGCGCTGCGCGGCACAATACGCGGACCCCGGCGCGCGCCTGGGACTGCATGACTGGTTTGCAGAGGAATTTCTGATGGAGGAAGAGATGAGGAAAGCGAAACCGCCGCTGACGCTGGACGAGCAGCGGGCATTGCTAAACAAGCGGCGCACGGCCACACTGGCGGCGCTGTCACTGATTCGCGTCGGGTCAACGCCGCAGGATTTGCACGAGCGGATTCGGGCGGCGGAGCTGGAGTGCGGCCTGTGGGTCGATGCGGTGGAGAGGCTGCGGCGGATGGAGGCCAGCGCGCCTAACCCCGTGGCGCGGCGAGGGGAGGTGGCGGGATGACATATGAGGAGTTTCTGAAGACGAAAGCCGTTGACGCGCCGAGGACCGGATTTGACGCCGGCCAGATCCACCAATCGGCGAAGCCTTTTCAGTCCGACATTATCCGGTGGGCGCTGAAGCGTGGCCGAGCAGCCATCTTTGCCGATACTGGCTTGGGCAAGACCTTCATGCAACTGGAGTGGGCGCGGCACGTTGCCGAGAACGTCGGGCCGGTGCTGATCCTCGCTCCGCTGGCAGTAGCAGCGCAGACGGTCCGCGAGGCGCAGAAGTTCGGCATTGAAGGCGTGGCGCACGTGCACGCGCCGAGCGGTGACTCAATACAGGTGACGAATTACGAGAAGCTGCACAAGTTCAACCCTTCCGATTACGCTGGCGTCGTGCTCGACGAGTCCAGCATCCTCAAGAGCTACATGGGCAAGACAAAGCGGGCCATCATCGACGCTTTTACTGGCCATCGCTTTAAGCTGGCGTGCACTGCAACGCCAGCGCCTAATGACCATCTTGAGTTGGGCAACCACGCCGAGTTTCTTGATGTCATGCCTTCGAATGAAATGATATCCCGCTGGTTCCTGAACGACACAATGAAGGCAGGCGGTTATCGGCTGAAGAAGCACGCAGCCAAGGACTTCTGGCGGTGGGTGGCGTCTTGGGCTGTATCGGTCACGATGCCGTCTGATCTAGGCTATAGCGACGACGGCTACATCCTTCCGAAGCTGAGCATCGAGTCGCATACGGTCGCGGTCGACATCACCAGCGACACGGACGGGCGGCTGATTCGCGTTCCCGATATGTCCTCGACGGCGATTCACCGCGAATTGAAGCGGACGACAGCGGACCGAGCCGCGAAGGTCGCCGAGATCGTTGCAGCGCCTGGGCAGTGGCTGGTGTGGTGCTATTCGGACTACGAGGCCGATGCGTTACTTAAGGCGATTCCTGAGGCACGCGACATTCGCGGGTCGCAGGCTGAGGCCGCGCGCGAGGCAACGCTGAACGACTTCACCGACGGCAGACTGCGGGTGTTTATCAGCAAACCGCAGCTATCTGGATTTGGGATGAACTGGCAGCACTGTAATCAGGTGGCCTTTGTCGGGCTGTCTTATTCGTTTGAGTCCTACTATCAAGCCATCCGTCGCGTGTGGCGATTCGGCCAGCAGCGCCCGGTTGTTTGCCACATCGTGCAGGCCGAGACCGAGGGCGCATTAATTGCAACGATTGAGAGCAAGGAGAGGGAGTTTAGATCCATGAGAAAGGAAATGACAGCCGCTATGGCGGAAGAGAGCGTCAGGCAGCTTCGCGACGACGCGCTGGTGATAACGCTACCAGACGAAAAGCGCGAGGGAAGCGGATGGACACTGTACAACGCCGACTGCGTAACAAAGGCGCGGCAACTGCCGAGCGATTCCGTTGGTCTGTCCGTGTTTAGTCCGCCGTTCTCAAACCTGTACATCTACAGCGATTCAATCGCCGATATGGGCAACACCGAGGACGACGAGGAGTTCATGGCGCAGTTTCGCTTTCTGATTCGAGAACTGCACCGGATCACTATTCCGGGCCGCAACTGCGCGGTGCACTGCAAAGACCTGCCGCTGTATCGTGGCCGCGACGGCGCGGCTGGCCTGCGCGACTTTCCCGGCCGCATCATCCGTGAGTTTGAGGCTGAGGGCTGGACGTTTCACTCTCGCGTCACGATCTGGAAAGATCCAGTGATCGAAATGCAGCGGACCAAGAATCACGGACTGCTGTATAAGCAGCTATGCGCCGACTCGGCTGCATCGCGGCAAGGTATGGCTGACTACATCATCACATTTCGCAAGTGGAACGCCGAGGCCGAGTTTGCGGATCCGGTGACCTCAGGCGGGGAGCGGTTCGAGCGGTACGTTGGCCTGGAGCCGCCCGACGCTTCCGTTGTAGCCTACGACGCAGGCGTTCCGGTTCCAGCGCACAGCAACGGCAAGTGGCCGCGTTTTAACCCGTTTCCGGTCGGCAGCGAAGCGTACAGGCTTTGGTCGATCTCAGTATGGCAGCGGTACGCCTCGCCGGTGTGGATGGACATTAACCAGACCGACGTCCTGAATAAAGATCTGGCGCGTGACAGTGACGACGAGCGGCACATTTGCCCGCTGCAACTCGACGTTATCGAGCGGTGTATTCATCTTTGGTCGAATCCGGGGGACTTGATTTTTTCGCCATTTACCGGCATCGGCAGCGAGGGATACGTTGCGCTGAAGTGCGGGAGGCGGTTTGTCGGAACTGAACTCAAGCGGGGCTACTTTGAGATCGCGGCGCGAAACCTTGCCGATGCGTGCGGAGATTCAAACAGGCAGCTTTCGCTGCTGGAGGCGGCGGTATGACCATCGCCCAACTCCACATCCAAGCCGCCCTCGCCTCGCCCACAGTGAAGGCCGACATCATCGACTTGGTCTACCGGAACGTGGCGGACTGGGCGTGGCCGGCGGCGTATACGAAAATTGCAACGGTCGAGGAGTGGCGGAAGGCGGTGAGGGGGTGACGGAACAGACGCAGCGTAAATGGACGCAGGATGAGGAGGGGAATTTGACCTGCTTAGACTGTGGCTTGGTTGTCGAAATTTGCGAAAAATATAATGCGCCTTTTTGGCTCTGGGCGCAGTGCGAATGCTGGGCTACCGACTTTTTTTCTTCAGCCAGCGAGGCTCTCGCCGCGTGGAAGGCGGTGAGGGGATGACGGCCGGCGCGGTGCTCGACAAGTGCGCCATCGCCGCCTGGAACCGCCGGGGAGGGATGGCGTATGAGTGAGTACACGATTGCAGTGCCGATGCACGACCGGCGGGCTTTGGAAGTGATCCGCGACGCCATCAATTACCCGGATTCGCTCCACGACATGGTCTACCATGCGTTCCAGGCTCAGGTGCCCGATTGGGCCGAGCATGGGTGGGAATTACACGCGGCGGCGGGGGCGGAGGAGGTTATCGTGACGGCAAGGAGGAAAGCATGACAGTCCAGGAACAGTGGGAGCGTTTCGCCGTTGCGGTCTGGCCCGAGGACCGGACCGTGGGCCGGTCGCTGTTCTTCGCGGGGTACGCGCAGGCGCTGATCGACGCGGAGCAGTACGAGGGGGCGCAGAGAGTGATGGATGAGTTGCGGGAGGGGAAACCGTGACCCGCACCTGCCGCCACTGCGATGAACCAGCGGTGTCGTATTCGAACACTCCGCTCTGCCGCAACCACTACAACCAGCGCCGCCGCAAAGGCCGCCCGCGCCAGCCGCGCCAGCCTTCGACGGTCTGCAAGCAGTGCGGAGCGCCGCGCAGGCCGGGCGTGACCGTGGCGCTGTGCGCTGACCATTACCGGGACT